TGCATACCTCTTGCGTTTTTAAGGACATTTACTTGGTCGCCTCTTTGTGCAGCAAGCCCTTGCCCCCTAGCTTGTAAAGCCTGGGCCCCAGCCGCAGAAGCCATATTAGCTGAGGTATCAACTGCTTGAGAAGCTTGTAAGCTAGGCCTAGATAAAGCTTGCATAGTATCTGCTTGCGCACGACCTGTCGCTACACTTTCATAGTTTTCTGTACTTGCTCTATCTCTTAACTGTGTAAGTTTAGGTAAATATTTTTGTCTAAAATAGTTTTTTTCAGCTAACGAAACAGAAGCAAGTGCTTTTTCTTGTTCGCTTGCTTTGTACTCTGAACTTTTAGGTTTACTACTCATTTAACATCTTTCCTATAAATTCGTGTGTCTAACTCCCATCCTATCTTCTTTGTGTACGACTCCATCTCTGGAACTCGTGATCTCGCTTCGAGATACTTACAACCTGCTTGTTTAGCTAGGTCGTTAAACCACTCTTCGTGGGCCAACCACTCATGTCCACCCTTATTGTAAGTATACGCTATCCATAGCAGCAATGTCTTGTCTTTTGTAAACTGATCTACTTCTACAGTCAGTATCAAAAAACCTACAGATGACATGTAAAGAAAAGCTCTTTCGTTTACACATTCGCTGTAAACATCTTCAGGAAGAAAAGTAAGGGTGTGGTTTTCTTTTAGTATATCAAGTATGCCTGTTTTTACTACATTCCAACATTTTCTTATGTCAGCAAACTCAGGTTCCTCAATAATCGATTTCCTTTCCGTACTTTCCATACCGTCTCCTTGGTAGTCCTATTCCTTTGTACTTAACAGTTCTTTTTACCCCTAGGTCTCCGCCTCGGGCCCTTAATTCTGCTTGTTTTATTTCTAAATTAAACTGATATAGATATTCTTGAGCCGCACCTATATCGGTCCACTCTCTATTTGGCATTCTAAGTAATCTATACAAAGTGCCATATATGATTGCATCTCTATATTGATTAGAGATATTAGTATCTATGTTGTTTGATGTTCTACTCGGCTTTAGTGCAACAGTAGTTATTACTTGTTTTGAGCCACTTGGAACTGGCACTATCCAGAAAGTAGTAGGAGTTTTTTGTAAATAAACATGTGGATTACCTGTTCTATTTCTCCAATCTGGATAGTTTAGCTCTAGACTACGAGGACTTATGGGGTCCATATCGTTGCCATCGTGTGTCATTAATAGTACTTGATGTACCTCTGTCCCAGTAGGTATATCAAAATCATACTCATAAACGCCAGAAATAGTATTAAAAGGGTCTATGTCGAGGATATATGCTTTTGACCTTTCACAAAACTCTATAGTAGCAGAACGTAGATTCTGTTCTACCAAAGAATCTGGGCATAAAGGTACGTAAGGTAGTACTTCTTTAACTAAAGAAGAGTAGGCCGCCACATTTACCTACCTTGCTGTTGCATTACCTTAGGAACAGCCCCTATATTAGAAACTTGGTCGTTATTAGGATCTAACAACATTGCGGATTGTCCGCCTTGTCCTATACTGGCAGTAAATAATTGGTAATGATTTTGTGCTCTTTGTGCGTTTCCTGCGTACTCCGCATCTTTCATATATGCTCTATAAAGAACAAAATCTATAATAGCGTTAGCATAAATATCATCAACACTAATAGTATCACTAGCTGCTGATAAATCTGTAGGTGCAGCTGAGTAAACAATTTCTACGAACGCATTGCCAGATACTCCTGGATACACGTAATAGTTTCTTGGGTCGTCTTCATCAAAAATGTAGTGCTTAACTACAGTTCCGTGCGCAGCATCCCCACTTACACTCGGATCATTCCAATCCGGCTCCTGTGTATTTAAAATATCTACATTCACAATTCTAATTGCTCTTTTACCAGTAGCACTACTGCTTGTTGCGCTCATATTTCTAGTTAATTTAATTAACCTTAATCCACCAGATGGTAAAGATTGTTTAGTGCCTGCAACCAACTGTACGTTTGCTGTAGTAGCTGATGACTCAGGTCTGAAATTTACAATTTCTCTCTGAGCGTCGTTTATATATCTAAGTAACTCAGCTTCTGGCCATCTGACACTAGTCGTGTCTTGTAAAGTGTCCTGAATCCTGCTGAGTAGGTTAGCGCCTGTAAGTGTCCCTGCCATAATATGTTACTCCGCTGCTTTGATTTCCTCTATTAAATCTGCTTTCTTTTTACGTCTATCAAGTTCGATGCCTATAGTACGACCATGAGCTTCTAATTCAACCTTTGTCATAGATTCTAAATCTATAGACTCTTCTTGGATTATAGCTTCATTTTCTACTACTGCTTCTACGACGGGCTCTTCCTTGATTTCGCCTTTTACTTCTTCGCATCCATGTTGTAAACAAAGCAACCCAAGGTCTTTAGCGACTTCTTTTGGTTCGTTTGCTTTTAAACTGATTGACGCACCCCATGTTGAAGCTACGTACTTATCTTCTTTTGATACTATCCACATAATTTTACTCCTTAAATATGGGTGACTTCTTCAAGCCACCCATAAAATATACCACAATTAATATGCTACATCTAATCTAATAACACCAAAGTCTTCATTCTGACCTGTTACGTCTGAATTATAAACTGGCTTCTTAAGACCAAATATTTTACCAATTGAAATACCATTTTGGTTTCCATAGTCGAATGTATCTTCTACTATTTCTGGAGCACCAATGTCTGCCATAGCTAATGCTTGAGCACCGCAGAATAAACATGCAGAACCATTAACATCAGCGTCAGCACCCCATTTGTACCCAGCAGAACCAGCATTTCCGGATGTTCCAGTTGTAGCACCAGATGTGTTAAACACATGTCTGAACTCGTGGACCATAATGCCGTCTACCATTAGACTTGAAGAACCTGAGAATAAGCTTGAACCTGGTCCTCTTACTCCAGCTTGTCTTACGTTAGCAAGGAAGTCTGAATCGAGTTTTAGGTCAGCCATTACTTGAGGTGTTACAAATAAGTGATATGTTTCATCATTACCTGCGCCTCTTAATCCTCTGATGTACTGATCTTTAGCATAAGCTTTTAGATCAACAATAGCGCCATAGCTTAGTTTGTCAGCTGCAGCAACTGCAGTTACATCACCAGCTACGATACCATTTGAAGCATCAAATCTTCTATGTCTATTAGAAGTTGGGGCTGTTACGTCTGAACCAAACGCTAAGTCGTTTAGATTTTGACCTGAGTTCATTGACGGTCTTAGACCACCATTGTTTTTCAAGTTGTATCCAATACCACTTAAAGTAAGGAACGCTAATTGGTCCATTCTGTCTGCCATTGCGTATGCAAGTGCATCTCTTGAATGTTCCCTAAAGTTTACAACTGATTTTTGGTCAGCTAGCCTTCCAGCTAATCTGTTTGCAAATCTCAATTGGTCGAGTCCCACGACGATGTCGTAAGCTCTTAGTGCCTCTTCATTCCCTTCGAGAGTGTTGTCACCAACAATACCATCACCAGTCATGTCAGCTAAAAGTGTTAATACAGCTCTAGCTCCCTTTTCTGATTGAGTAAGCTCAGATATTCTCTGAACCATAGCGTTAGATCCGCTACCCGCGAATTGGTTAATGAAGGACATATTTCTAGCTACACGCCAGAAATCTCTAGACCAGATGGTTAACTGCTCACTGGTCAACGCAGCAAAATTTGTATTTGCCATGATATGTCTCCTATCATTAATTTATTAACCAGTCGACTTTTGGAGCGACTTTTATCCGTATACCCACTGTCGTAGGGGAAACGCTCTCGTTAGTTACGGAGTACGACTCCGGTTAGTTTTACGCACTAACAGGCGAAAACGTTTTTTACGGACACGACCCCGGTAAGATATCGCTCTTACGTGCGAACTTATTTAATTTATACCACAGTTTATCCGAAATCACCACGCATTCTGCGTAAAGTTTCATCCGGTAGAGCTTCAAACTCATCTGAGGATAATAAATTTATATCAACTTTCTTCTCAACTTTTTGTTTACCGGTCTTCATGCTTGGTGGTTGAGATTCAGCTGCTGCTAATTTTTTAGTTGTATTTGCTACTTGTTTACGTTGTGCTACTTCTTTTTGCGCTTGGCTAGGTGCAGGTGTTTGTGCAACTACTGGAGCAGGGGGCATCACATACTTAGCTGCTTTATCTAAAGCATCTGCCCCATTAAAACCCTGAATCATAAACGCATCTCTTAGGTCCATAATCTCTTGAGTAAGATCCGGATTATAATTTGCGCTAGTTTCGTCTAATTCAGGGTGTGCAGCTTGTAACTCTGCTGCTTTATTTTGCAAAGCAACAGCTTCTGTACTTTGTTGAACAGTTTGTCCCATTCTTTCTTGCACCTCAAACAACATTGTTTGCCTTTCTGCGTCTCTTATTTCTGACCTAAGGGCAGCAGCTTTTTCAGCTTCTCCGTTTAGAATATGCTCTTGATATTCTATTTCTTTAGCAGAAAAATCGTAATCCGGTGCTTTTTCTACTTTTTCAACAGGACTGGTAGCTTCTTGTAATTGTTTTTGTAAAGCTTTTTGTTTTGCTAGAACTTCATCAAACCTAGACTTTGGGATCATTGGTTCTTTTGGTTTATCAACTCCTTCTTGTACTGGCTCAACAGGTTGTTGTGTATCTGCGTCATTTTCTGCCAGTAACTTTTCTTCTCCTGAATCTTCTGCTTCTGCGTCTGCAGCTTCAACGACTTCCTCTTCTGTTTCCTCTTCAGGCTCTTCAGATGGTTCTTCTTCAGCCTTAAGTTCTTCGACTTCTTCAATTTCTTCCTCCTTGGGAAATTCTACTTCATCTTCTTCTGGTGGTTCAAAGTTCATATCAACTTCAAAACCTTTTGCATCTTCTTCGGTTTTTGCATCAGCACCAGGCATAGCATCAAACATTAGTTTGTCATCGACCGCTGCTTCTGTTTTATTATCTTTCGCCATTTCTGTTACCTCCTTGTGGTTTCATGGCCGCAGCCGCTAATTTAGCAGCAGCTGCAGTATCGCTCTGGTCTTTACGCATTGAGTTTGTCAGTTGTGACAACTTCTCACGTAAGCCCAGTTCTTCACGTTTAGATTGAATTTTACTTTGTAATTCAGCAACCTTCAACTGTGGATCTATTTGTTCGTTTTGTGCTTTAGCCATATTTAGCTCTGCAGAAGTCTGTAAGTTAGTTACTTCAGCTTCTAATTTAGCTATTTCAAGCTGCGTACTTCTGATTTGTGACTCCATTTGGAACTGTTGTAACTGTATTTGCTCTTCTGTTGGAGGAGCAGTACCTTCCATTTGTCTAATTCTTTCTGCTATATCTGCTTTACGTGATAAGTGTGAATATTCAACAATCATGTCATTTGGTATTGGTACGCCCACGCCTCTAAGTTCAATAGCTTCAGCAAACTGCATTTCGTCAAAGTTATCTCTAGCAGGAGCAGTACCAACTACTACATCATACTCTCCTATAGTCAAATCATTTATAATCTGGCCTTCTGGGGTTTGTTGATTTATTCTTAGTTTTTCTCTAGGTTTATAAGGGTCAGACTCATCGGTGATTTGTATAATCCTTTCTTCTGTGTAATAAGCTTGTACAAGGTTTAGTATTTTTTCTGCTAGATACTGTCTAGTTTTTGCTAAGTTGTCTAACGGTACTTGTAAGAGCAAAGAACCTCTATTTTGTTTAGCATTTATAGCTACACCAGAAACTTCTGGGCTATCCATACCGAGCATGGCGTCTGTTATACCACTTATCTGTTTAATATTTGACGCAGCTTTTTGTCCTAACCTATCTAAACCTGTAGGTATTTGATTTGGTGGTATTTTTGCTGGTGGGGTAGACCCACGGTTAAATTCTAGTACTAAACCTGTTTCTGCCCCGTGTTCTTCTAAATCATCTGCGGTCATGCCCGAAAGGGAACCGTTCTCTACAATCCAACCACTATTAGCTGTTGTATTTACTATATGTAGCTCTTGAGAAGTAATTTTATTGAGCTGCTCTTGAGGTGATAATAAGTTTCGGACCATACCGAACGGTTTACCTCTTCGAAAGTATGGAAAAAATGGTACGAGCGTAAAATGATTATACGGTGACCAGTCATCGAATAAAACCACAGTGTCCGCGGTCACGGTCCAGCGGACCTTTCGCATTTTTTTCTGAATAATATCTAGCCCAAACTGGTCTGCAAATTGTTCTCTTTTCTTTTTACCCCAGTTATATGGTATTTCTCTTTTATCTCCAGTTACTGGGTCGACATAGAACATACAATCATTTAACTTGTAATATTGTCTTTCTATAACCCTAATAGACCTAAGCATTCGTGCGTTCTCCGGATCTCCAGGATACTGTTGTCCGTAGTTATATTCGTCAGTGTCTCCATATCTTTCTTCTTCAAACTCCATAGAGTCAGCACCTAAAGTCGTACCGGTTTCGGCTAGCATACGTAACTGATCCGCTTCTTTTTGTCCGTATTGTTCTTCTATCTCATCTATACTCATCCACTTGGTTTCAAATATTTCATTCCAAGTTCTTGGGTCATAGTGTTTTGCATCTGGATCTATAAGAATATCTAATGGGTCTTTTGACTCTATTCTAACTTCCCCATTTACATGGTCATCAAAATCTACACGTACATCAAACCAACCTCTATCTTGGATTAGTCCATCAGAAAAAACTTGTTGTTCTATCCAATCTAGTTTGTTGTTGTCAGCTATTTGCGCATAAACTTTTGTAAGAACGTCAGCAACATCTTGGTTACCTCCGCCCCTAGGTTTAAATTGTATATCTGCTTTCTTTGAACTTTGTTCTGCTAGAACTGCATTTATAGTTGGTAAAATAGTATTGATTGTCAGAGCCGGTCGACCCTGGTCATCAAGCTGTTGCATATCAAAGTCATCCCATTGGTCTCCTCTGTAATACATGTCGCATTTTTTTGCGAGGTCTATATACTCTTCGTGGCCCGAATCTCTAGCCCGGGTGTAAGCATTCCATTGACTTTTTGCAAGCGTCAATTGTTCGGCTTTTGTTAAATTCTTTTTTGGTTTTTTACTATATGCCATACTACGCACTCATTGCCGATTTCTTTTTCGGTCCTTTTGCCATTAATTCTAACCTATCTCTCCACGAAGGTACATGCTCTGGTGCTTCGTAAAAACTTGCGTCCTCTGTCATCATTAAACCGACCCAGGCCAAAGCATCAACCTGATCATCATGCACGCCGTTAGGAAAACGCAAAAGTTCAGCCACAAGAGGACCAGTCCAGATTGCATCTTCAGGTACAAAAACCCTACCTTGTTGCATTCTACCCTGAATAGCTCTAGCTCTTGCTTCTTTGTCACGTCTCCCTACTTTTAAATCTTTAAAATATGCAGAATGTAATCTACGTTCTGCTACACGTTTCTCCAAGAAAGGACCGATGGCCATTTCTATATGTCCACGCTCTATTCCCACTATACCAGGTCTCCACTGTTCGTAGAAATCTAATATTTTTTCTACCAACTCAAAACCATCATACTTGCCACGGATCATATCGACAACGAACATATTATCGTACTCATCGATACCTACCATTATGCCAACAGAATAGTCGTTTCTATCTCTTTGCCCAATGGCTAAATCCCATGCGCAATAATAACGCATCTTATCATAGTCTATATCAGCTGGGTCATAATATTGAATCATGTCCCTAGTAAAATAATCACCTTCATCAGATACTGGATTCTGTTGATACAAAGCAGTCCAGTCTCTAGGCCCTATGGCTTTTTGTATTTTTTCTAAAGACTCTACATCATATCGTTCGGGATGCAGCGGTTCGCCCGTTGCACGAAACTCTTCATCTTCTTCTGCAATCGCTGGATATTTAACTACTTCCCAATCATCCGCACCATTTTCACCAGCGGTCAACAAACGTCCGGCTAGATCATCATCGTGCCATCTTGTTAAAATAACCAAGATACCTCCACCTGGCGCAAGACGGGTATAAGCAGTAGAAGTGTACCAATCCCAGGTTGCTTCTCTATTATTTTCTGATTCTGCATCTTCTCTGTTTTTTACCGGGTCGTCGATTAATAATATGTGCGCACCTTTACCTGTGATACCACCACCGACACCAGCTGCTACATAACCACCGCCCTCGGTTGTTTGCCAGGACTCTACAGACTGTGAATCTTTGTCTAATTTAGTAGATTCAAAAACTTTTTTATAGTTTGGCTCTCTGAGCACCTGTCTAACTTTTCTAGAAAAACTCATAGCTAACGAACCTGAGTATGAACAGCTGATAAACTCATGTCCAGGGTTACGTCCGAGGTGCCAAGCAGGAAAGGCAATACTTGCAAGGGTAGATTTACCATGACGAGGGGGCATAAACAGCATAAGTCTTGGGGATTTCTTATCTGACACGTCTTGACTAAATTTTTCTAGCCTATTGCATATATCTTTGTGCACCCAACCCGCTTGGTAGTCTGGATTAAACTTTTCAACGAAGGGCAACATGCGTTTTCTGGATAAAATACGCTTCGCCAGCTCTTGTTCTGCACGAATTTGGGCATTTTGTTCTTTTTTTGATACTTTTTCTTGTTTTTGGGGTTGAGGAAGCTGTTCTGCCTCATCTGCGGCGCAATATACGCACAAACCTTTAGGTAAAACTAGGTTATCTGCTAATAATTTCTTGCATTTATAGCATTCTATCTTAATTTGATCTGTCACTAGTTAGCATTTCCATCTTCTTCTAGCTTGTCTAATTCTAGAATTAGGGTTATTCCTTGTTTTTGCCGAACTTCTCTTTAATTGACCTAAAGATCTAGCGCAATAGGACTTTCTTCGCTTCGCAGCCTTAGAACCTTTCTTAACTTTACCAGTAACAGCAGTCTTTAACTTTGAACCGGGGTTCGCGCGCCTGTATGCAGCCACGCCTTTTTTAGTCATTCCGGCACCAGATTTGGTTTTTCGGTAATTACCGCCTTTTCCTGTTGTTCTTCTTATTGGTTTTTCTTTTTTTCTTGGCATAAGTTCTCACATTTGTTGGCTTTCCACCCACTCCTTGCGCTTTAGCTCGTTTTCTTTTTACTGCGCTCCTTTTTTGAGCTGCAGTCATACTAGCAGCTTTAGACTTTGGTACGCATTTTGGGTAGCCTTTACGTTTTGTCGACGCTTTCTTTCTACCACAAGGTGCGTGTCCGCCACCTTTCTTTTTTCTACCTATATCAACCCACTCTTCTTTGAACCATTTTGTTAGTCCGCCTTTGGGTTTAGAAGTGGCCACTACCTATAGCCTCCACCCCTTGCTTTATAAGTTTTTGTTAACCAGCCAGAGGCGTATGCAGATGGCCAAACTTTATATTTTCTTTTAGCTTCTGCTTTTACTCTAGCGTACAGAGCCGGGTTAGTTGGCTTTGCACCTTTCTTTTTAGTAGCTTTTCTTTTTGCCGCCACGATAACTCTTCTTGGTTGTACCTTTAGATTTCTTTTTACCAGACATCTTCATTTTTTTGCCTGGCTTCTCATTTATATAACAATGCATAATTTTCTCCTTAGGCTGTTCTCTTTTTAAATTTATTTACAATATCTTTAGACGTCATAGTGTAGACGGTAGGTTGTTTTTTCTTTTTCTTCTTTTTAGAAGTTTTTGGAACCCCACCATGGAAACCATAACTTTCTGGCATATTCCTATAAGAAGTAGTTCTTACTCCATTTTCCATTTTTGTAGTTTTCTTTTTACTGTGTGTACCCATATTATTTACCTCTCTTTTTTTGTTTCAGCTTAGGTTTCTTTTTAAATATCTCACGAAATGCTATGCTTACTGGTTTTTTGCTTAAGGGTGTATTTTTATACCCGCCCGCTGCCTCTTTTTTTAGGATTTCTGCTTTGTTCTTTTTAGCAATTGCTTTTGATCTTTTCATGGACCCCGCAACTGTTTGTTGTCTTAATGGAGCATAACCCGTAACTTTTATACCATTCTCTACTTTTGTAGTTTTCTTTTTACTGTGTGTACCCATATTATTTACCTTTCTTTTTTTTAGTATATTTTTTAATTGTTTTGGCTTTAGGTTTTCCATCACCAGGATATTTTTTCTTTCCGCCATTAAAATCATAAGTGTAATATTTTTTACCTTTGCCATCTTTAGCAACGTTTTGAACTTCGTGAACTTTTTTCTTAAAAGGTAAAGGGCCGCCACTTCTTGTATTTTCTAATTTAGTAACTTTTCTTTTTCGTTTTCGAGCTTTCGCTTGTTGCGCATATTTACTAGTCATTAGTACCTCCTTGGGGTTCTAAGTATTTTGTATCTACTCCAGCTAACTTTAACAACTCGGAATCAGACATTCGTTCTAGCTGCTGAATTTTATCTACATTAATATTAACTTGGGTTGCTTGTTCTGGTGCAAATAGACCGTGGAGCTTGCACAACGAATCGACGACATTT